TAAAATCATCTTTCCCTTATCTTAAAGACAATCTTGCATTTAACCAAGCACAATTTTTGTTTGATATAAGTGATGGTGGTTCAGCTAATATTAATATTACCTCTCCACCAGGAGAATTAGTGGGTGAAAAAGACACATATTTATCTAGGTTAGAAGGAGCTTATACCCCTGAATCTGATATACCTGGTATATTTTTTAAACAAGTTTCCCCACCGAGTATAAACTCACTAATTGAAAATCAAATAGACCAAAATACTGTAAGTGGACAGATTACAGCTTTATTAAATTCATTTGTAACAGCTTTAAATGTAGGTAATCAACTACCTAATACCCCCACAACACTACCAGTATCTTCTGATGTTTTTATACAGTATTTAGGCGAAGAACAAAGGTCCTATCTTTTTGAAAGTCTAACTTATAATATTTTTAGACCAGATTATACACAAGTTTCTAATACTGGTTTAGTACAATCACCAACACCATATTACTATTTAGGTAGTAGAGATAACGACCCTAATAATTGGCAATCACCTTTTGATGCTATACCACTTGATAAATTTGATAGAAGTAAAAAAGCGTTGGTATATGGTCCTTCAGAAGTAGCTAAATCTTTTGAAACTGTAGATGGTCGTTCCCTATGGACATGGTATAAGATAGGTCCACAAGGTGAAGCTCATATAGACGGTGGCGGTCTAGAAGGTGGGTTTACATGGTTTGGTAATAAATCTTTAGCGGACACAACCGCACCCCCAAGTTTTTACTCTACTAGGTCTTCATTTATACCACTTAAAAGAGGGACTATATTAGATGAAACACAAAGACTAATAAATTCTGCTCCTGGTTTTGGAAAAGCAAGAAGGCAACACGCTGGTCACGCGATTGACCAAACTTCTAAAATTTTCCATGACGGATATAAAACAATATCCAAAGGTTCTAGAGTTACCAATTGGTCAGGACCTGGAGATGTAGCTTGGAATTGTACTGAATATTGTAGAATATGGACTAAAGATAGACCATTTAACACCTACATGAATTTACAAAAAGTAGATGGTCTACAATGGGATACAGGAAAAAACTCTGTTATTGATAATACATTTAATTTAAATATAGCACCTACCTATGGGGATAATAGTACTACGATGCCTACAGGTGAATCAGTTAAAAAATATATGTTCTCTATAGAAAATTTAGCTTGGAGAAATCAACCTGAATTGCAAGATTTACCACCTTGTGAAAAAGGACCTAATGGTGGTAGAATAATGTGGTTCCCACCTTATGATTTACAAACTACAGATACGTCCGCTGCGGATTGGAATTCAACAAAGTTTATTGGCAGAACTGAACCTATATATACTTACAACTCTACAGATAGAATTGGTACTTTAGGTTTTAAAATTGTGGTGGACCACCCATCCATACTTAACGCTATTATACAAACAGAAACACCGTTTTTATTTGATAGGAGTGCTGATGTTCTAATAGAATCATTTATGGCGGGGTGTAAAAAATATGATTTATATGAGTTAGCTAAAAAATTTCCTAATGTACCTATGAGTACAGCAAACCAAGTACAACAAGCTTTAACGGATGTTACAGACCAATATAATACAGACGCTACAACTACTATAGCAAATAACAACAACGAGGAAGAAATAATAGTTGGTAGTTTAGAAGAAGGTGAAGAGATAATAATAGGTAATACAGAAAATGCAGAGTCAAACGCGACCACTATTGAAAATGTGGAACAAGGTACACCAAATAATCAATCTGAACCAATCAGTAGTTCTAGTGAAGTAGAAACTAACATTAAAACAATTATTAGAAAAGTTATGTTAAATGAAGCCTACTACTTCCAGGCTTTAAAAGAAAGTGACCCCTTAGTCTATAATTCTTTAAGACAAACCTTAAGATTTTTTAATCCAACATTTCACTCTATGACACCAGAAGGTTTAAATAGTAGATTAACTTTTTTAAATCAATGTGTAAGACCCGGAAGAACTATACCTACAGTTACTGCAGATGGTAAACAACAATTAGATGTAGATAATACAGCTTTTGGACCACCACCAGTATGTGTGTTAAGAGTAGGTGATTTTTACCATTCTAAAATTATTATAGATTCGGTTTCTTTAAGTTATGATGAAAATTTATTAGATATTAACCCAGAAGGTATAGGGTTACAACCAATGATAGCTTCTGTACAATTAAACTTTAAATTTATAGGTGGTCAAGGATTAAAAGAACCTGTAAGTAGATTACAAAATGCTTTATCATTTAACTTCTTTGGTAATACAGAAGTTTATGATGATAGGTCTATATCCACTATCTCACCACCAGAACCAGAAGTCGTAACCACCGAAGAACCATCAGAGTTAGAAGCTAACAATTCTAATAGTACTTCTACAAACAATACCTCAACTAATACAAATACCACTGATGATGGTGGTTCAGGTACGGTTGCACAATCCACTAGTATAGGACCTGACGGTACACAACTTAATCTAGGGCCAGTATCTACACCTATATGGGCTTTAAACACACAAACCAACAGTTACATATACCAACCAGAAAATATTAGTGGTATATCAGGACCCGTTAATAATATTGCTGGAGAGACTGATGTGATAACAGACGCTAGCACTAATACTGAAATACCAGCAGATATAACTTAATTATGGGTACAAACTTTAAAACATTAATTTCCGGTACAACTGACTATAAAGGTTTGTATAATACTTTTATTGATGAGTGTAAAACTTATTTTGACACCAGTTACGGTGAAATAAGTAATTTATATTTAACTTTTAATCATGGGGTAGTAGAAGAAATGTATAAATACACAAAATATTATGGTGGTTTTGTGGTGAACAATAGTTTAGATATCGTAGGGATACCAAACGGATTTTTAAGTAGATATGATGAATATTATGAAAACTTAAAATTAGAAATTTCTGGTGGTACGTCGGACTTCCAGACACTCTTACCTAATAGTGCAAGTATCCAAGATAAAGAATATATTAAAAAAACGTTATTAGATGAATTAGAAACACAATGGTCTAAAACTAGAATAGAAAGTACTAAAACTATTTTTACTTTACGTCAATATTTGGTTGAATTAGGTAGAGCTACAGATAGATTAAATCTGGTTGATAATGAATACGATGGTTTTATGAGTGGTAGAAGTCAGGGAATATTAATTAGTTTAAATTTAACTTCAGATACACAAACTAATAGTTTAACTGCTCTTACTGCCGATGTTAAAAGTAGATTTAGTGTTATAGAAAATTTTGTAAGCACTTGGGAAGATGTGGTAAATTACGATTACCCAAATAGAGTTATCTCTCCTAATCAATACTTATTTTTCTCTAATTTAGTTTATGATGAAAAAGTTATGACTAAAATAGATGACTTAAGTTATAAAAACGAGGCTAAAAAATTAATTCTTTATAAATCAGATAGTTTATTTAAAAAATTAACCAGAGCTAAAACTAGTAATGAAGATGGTATTAGTAGTACGATAGTACACGACTACAGTAGAAAACTATTAGATAGGGTTTCTCAGTACTTTAATTATGAAATAAAAAAGTATAAAAATTATTTTGATAAGAGCCCGGTACAACTACGACTAAAAAATATTAAAAAATTTAATGCTGCACAAAGAAAATATGAAGTAAAATTCAACCAACACGATGGTGAAATACCATATGTTGCGGAATTTTTTAAAGATAGAGCACTTGGAACCGTATATAATAGTTACAATAAAAAAATAATTTCTAATATTACAATAACTTAATATGATATATTATAATAGATATAAAGAATTTTTGGTTAATGGTGAGTTAAAAAACGTACCAGGTATAAAATTACCACCTAAAAGTACAGATAGATTTGTGACGTATAAGGTAGGTAAAAGTAGAACCGATAAAATTTCACAACAATTCTATAACACTCCATATTTTGGATGGTTAATTTTACAGGCTAATCCAGGTTATGGAGAAAATGAATGGTCTATTCCTGATGGTAGTATATTAAGGGTACCTTTTCCTTTAAGGTCCTCATTAGAAAGTTATAAAACTGAATTAGATAAACATTTTTTATATTATGGCAAAGGGTGATATTTTTGTTAATCCTGTGGCTAATAATCTTGTCCTAGTAGACCCAAACTCAATAGAAGACGATAACGGGAATCAACAAGAAAGATTGGTAGACCACGAGAATCTTATTATATACGCTAATTTAAAAGCAAGATTAGTACCTAGAAGTAAATTAGTTGTGGGTGGGTCAGCAGAAGTAGTTGTAGATTTATTTGATGGAGCTATAGACTTTTTAAACCCACAAAACAAAACACATTTTGATACTGATTGGACCGATGTGTTTACCGACTCTAGTATTAACAAACAAACCCAAGTCCCAACCGAAAATTTCCAACAAACTGGCGAGTTTACTAAAAAAATAGAAAACTCCTTAGACTTCCAAGGATTTGGAATGAATAGTATTTCTATAAAATTTGGTGCAGATTTTACACCTATGGTCAGTATAAATTTTACAGATATTAGGGGTGAAACTTTATTTTCACAAGGTGACGTAAACACACCTTACACAGCCTTCTTTCATTTACCCTACCCTCAATTTGAGTTAACACTTAAAGGTTATTATGGTAAAGCGGTACAATATAGATTAGCTCTTCTAAAATTTAACGCAAGATTTGAACCGTCTACCGGTGATTATTTAGTCCAGTGTGATTTTATTGGTAACCACATAGCAATTTTAAGAGATATTACTATGCAAGAATGTATGGTGGCTCCGTATATGTACCCTGTAGTAGATGTGGAAGGTAATAAATTAACTGTAGAACAACAACAAGAAATATTTAAAGATTCTGCAGAAGGAGATACAAGTTATCTAGAAAGTGTAAATGCTAATAGTGGGATTGGTAGACAGGTAATGGATAGTATATATAAAAGATATAAAGATAGACTACTGATTCCTAAAAATATGCCTCACTTAACTATCTGGGAACTCATAGAAAAAATTAAAAATTTTGAAAAAGAACTATCAGAAAACTTTTCCAAAGTAGACCTAAGATTTTTAGATGATAAGAAAAAATATAGTGATACATTAAACCTATTCTATCAATCTATATTCGGAGCTAAAGGTTGGAAAAATACATATTTAGATGATTCATTACAAAAAACTTGGTCGGTCGAAGGTACCGGAACTGGGGATACTAAAGTAGCTTTAGCAAGGAGAATAAATGTAGATAGTGAGGAATATATTACTATTTCTGAAGAAAGATTAAAAAAACGTTTTGAAGGTTTTGTAAAAAGTTTAGAAGATAATTTCACTTTTGGTTCTGGTGGAGTAGCAAGTATAGATGTACACGAAAGGTTTAGAGTAGAAGACCAAAGAGCAGACCAATACACTGATGAAATTTCACAGGAAGGGTGGTATGTCCTAGACACACAACCTAAAACATTTTTATTCGAATGGAAAAAACTACAAAAAGAATTTGAAGATAAATTCAATGCACTACAAGAAGAAGCAACATCAAAGTTAAATACAATTTTTATACAAACTTTAGGGTTTAAACCCACAATAAGAAATTTAATGAGTGTGATAATAGCGGGTGCAGATACCTATCTATTATTACTAGATAAAGTTCATAGAGAAGCTTACGAAAAAAGAAATGAATCTAAAAGATTGGAAGCTGTAAGTGGTACTATAGATATTAAACCTGGTGAAACCGACGTATATCCATGGCCCGAATATTATTTAGAAAAAGAAGTGGACGGCCAAACACAATACGAGTTATCTTACCTAGGCTCAACCTCAAATCTTTCCACCACTAACGCACAAGATATTGTCTTATGGCCTGAAGTATATTTTGTAGAAGAATATGCTAGAACTATAAATTTTAGAGTAACGGATTTAGATACCGCTTATACAAATGAAAGTGAAGTTTTAAATTATATACCATTATCAGTAAGAGAATTTCCATTTACAAATGTCCCATATGGTAATGAAATTAGTACAGCAAATGTAAATTTATGGGAACTTATAGATAGAGCTAATGATTTGTCATATAATCTTTCATATTCTTATTTAAATACCTTATCACCACAATCACGTATTAAAGACGCTACATTAGAATTAGCGAAATATGAGGCTAAAAACTTTTCTATGGCACTAGCTTTAGATAGTGAATTACAACAATTTTTTAATGAAGGCTCTGGTAAAACGTATACCGATATATTAGAAAAATTAAAAATTGATACTGAAAATAAATGGGTAAACTTTCAGTTAGGTGGAATCAATACAGGTACTATAAATAATAGACCTATTGTTGGTAATAATATAATAGGCACTAATTTTGGTGTTTTTCCTGAAAATTTACTTTTTGTTTCCACCGCAAAAGATGAAACATTTGCTAAGGTTTTAAACATCCCTATATCTGACAAATTAGATGGAGTATTCTCAAACCTACCATTTAACTTTACAACCAACCAAGCATGGTTAAAAGAAAACATGGCTAACGGTAATGCACTAACTAATATAGGTCTACATGATATTAGTAAATTAACAATCAACGCGGACTCCAAATGTTATTCAACAGCTAATCCTAAATATTTTTTTAGTAATTTAAACTGGGATAGAAACGCACAATCAGTTATTTCATTAAAAGAAGAAAATGAGACATTACAAGGAATACTACCTAATGTAAACCCAGACAATACTGAACAATGGTCTATAAATGTATACCAACCAAAAATAGAAGATATACTAAGACAACAATTACTAGATGGGGTTGATGTAGAGGAAGAAACGGTTGTCTCTATGATGAACACACCTTATTTCGCTAACTCACTAATTGTAGCTGGTGACACAGATAATTACGAATTACCTTTATATCTATTTTTAAATTCACTTCCACTAACATCACCATTAGAAAAAATAATAGAAAGTTTTGATAATAAAAACCAATATGGTGGGTATACTTGTTCCTTAATTAAAGAATTAGCTTCACACCACACCCTACCTTTAGCTTTAGTATTAAAAATAGGGTCTATCTGGTGGAGACATAGTACGAGAATAGATACTGGTACAGACCCTTTAACGGATATTTGGGGAAATGTTGGTAATATACCATCACAAGGAGGTACAGGACCAGATTACATTTATACCGACGATGTTAACGGTCTAGCGTACCAATACCAAAACTACCCGGTAGGGACAAGTAATTTTATCGTAGCTAATTCACCAAACCTAAGAGTAGAAGTGGGGGTTTACCCAAGAATGGTCCAGGCGGTACATAAAATAGTTACGGGGAAAGAAATACTAACCACTCCAGGTAATATTGTAGACCAAAACCTTTTAAATAATTTTATAGTTCCTCCTAGTTTTACACCAGAAACTAATTTAACTTTTACAGGTAATAACATTGATGTTAAATTTTGGTCTAGTTGGATGGATTCTGCAAATGTAGGAGCCTTAGGATTAGAAAGTACAAATCAAGAAATACCATCTAATTATTATATACTTTACCCATCTACAGGAGGTTTAGTGCAGTCGGACATACAAAGTCAGACCACTACCTTTATCGGGAATAATAATTTACACAATGGTAATGTTAGGTCTTTATGGGCGGGAGCAGGTTATGGGTATTTTGAAGCTAATAACAGTATACCTCCTCCATTACATTATCATAAAAAAATAAATAAAAGTAAGGATGAACAAGATGCGTGGCAATTACTAGAAAATGCTCAGGACTATACTAGTGCTGAAGGACTAATGAGTGTCTTCCCAACACAAGTGCTTAATGCATTTATGGAAATATTTAAAAACTTTGCCTCTTCCACTAATCCAGATACAAGTGTTATAAATGGACAATATAAATCATTTAAACAACTTTTACAAAAATTATTTTATGTTGATAAAATTGATTTATCCACAGCACCCGATGAACCGTTGACTAAAAAATTAGCAAAAGCTCAGTATGAAAACTTTGTAAATTATGTTTCTACTTTTTTGAATCAAAATGTATTATACAAACAAGGTTCCGCAAGTGGATTAGATATTGTATCTAATTATGAAGGGGGTGAGATATCAACCCTACAACTAATGAAATCTTTAATTTTAGGTGACACAAAAGGTGAAGAAATTACTCTAGAAGGAGTAACCTTTAAAAATGATAATAGACCAGGGCCCTACACAGACAATTTACCTCCAGATGTGGCCATAGGAGTTTTTACAGGAACCATCCTATACCAATTTTTCCAGCAGTGGATTGGTAGTGTGGATTTAGATAGTTTAGGTTCTACAAATAGTTTTGTTTATGAATTTTTTAAATCACAAAATATAGAAGCTAACCCTGCGACTATAGAGGGTTTTGCACCACTTATTAAACATTATAGACTTTATAGGGTAAATGGTGGTACAACTGGTGGTTTTAAAGAACATATTAAAAATATTATAGAAAAATTTGAAAATAATAATGTGACTGACTTCATTAATGAAGTCGTAAGAGAACTTAAAAAAGTAGATGCTGCAGATGTTATTTTAGAAAATACTAGAGATGATGTTAGACCCGATATTGTAGCGGATAATCTTAAACTAGAACTTTATCAGGTTTTTAAAACAATGAATGATAAATGGATTTCGGGAGACTCAGATACGTTACCCCCAGCAAAAACACTATTTGAACAATTTTTATTTTTAGATAGGACAAACGCGGACATAGGTGATGAAGCTATACTAGATATATTTCTTTTTCAACAACTGGATAATCCTTTTAACAATAATGCGGAAGTTGGGACTAGTCAAAGTCTAGCTGATTTTATAAGTTATATATTAAGTAAAAACTTTTTTAATTTTTTACCTCTACCTTCTTATGTTAATTTTTATGGTGTAGGTAAAGATGGTGGTGGAGCCACCAATCAAGGTAATACTATGTTTGGTACCTTTTTAGAGGTAGACTACCAAGACTCCGCACCGACTTTCCTATGTCAATATATTGGTCCACCATCAACAAAATTAAATATAAAAACAGAAACTAACAGATTCCCTAATGATTCGTTTAATATGGGTGGTGTAGCAAATAACCCTTTAGCTACCAGACCATTACCCCAGGCAGGGACTGAACATAAAAGTAATAATGTCATGGCTTTTGCGGTAGATTTTGGTGTACCCAACCAAAACATATTTGAATCTGTAAGTTTAGACCAAGCAGAGTATAAAGATACAAGTGAGGGGTTTAGAGTCATTGAAGACTTAGGTAAACAAGCTTCAGGTAGGGAAATATCTACTAACGCGATAAACTTATTTAATTTATATAAAACTCGTTCTTATAAATGTAATGTAACCTGTATGGGTAACATGCTTATCCAACCAACTGTTTATTTTCAACTAAGATACCTACCTATGTTTAATGGTCCTTATCTTATAACAAGTGTAGAACACAATGTAACCCCTAACGATATAAAAACTAGTTTTTCCGGAATTAGAATACCAATACCGAGTTTACCAAAAGTCACAGATTTGGTTATGAAAATACAAGAAAATCTATTATCAAAAATTTCAGAAGAAATTGAAATAGAACCGGTAGAACAAGTTAGGTTAGACCCATTTGATTTAACCGAAGAACAAAAAGCTTTGGTAGAAGGAGAAAACGGATATTATAATAACGATGTCACTTTAAGTGATATACCATTTAATTTCCAACCACCTACTAATATGGATATGGTAGACACCCCTAGTCCTACTGATGATAATTCGCAAGAAGGTACTACAAATCGTATACACCAAGGGTTAGACCTAACACCTAAAACAGAGTTCCAAAATGAACCAATATCAATATTTGCATCCTTTACAGGTATAGTAACTAAAGTTGTTAGAGGTTGTGTTATTGGTAACACTTCATGTGGTGACGGATACGGTAACCATATAGTGATAGCGAGACAAACAGTTAACTTAGGTGATAGTAACTATTTAACTGAAGGAACAGTACACCAATACCAAACTATATATGCTAATCTTAAAGAAATATCGTCACAATGGAATGAAGGTGACACGGTTCAGATAGGAGCAGTTTTAGGTATATTAGGTAATACTGGTAGTTCTACAGCACCTCATTTACACTATGAGGTAAATAGATTAGTGGTGAATAATGATAAACAAATAGTAAAAGAAATAATAAATCCATTAAATTTAATACAAGAAGAATAGTATTGATAGGTGGTTTTATATTATAAAGATATTTATTAAAAAAAACGCGTTATGGTTAGAAATGATATAAAAAACAAACTAGATAATTTTTTAGGTAAGAATACAAACTTAAAACAAGTTAATTCTAATGCAGAATCTAACGAAGTATGTGATTTGGATACTGGTATTTGTTACACTGTAAGAACTAGAGATGGTTTAATAGAGAGAGTAGAAAACCAACATGCTGTTAATAGAAAAATAAATGTAGAGTCACCTAATGGAGATGTAAAACAATTACTTAATGGCTAGTATAGAACAAAAGTTAAAAGAAGAATTAGAAAGATTTAAACAAATTGGTAATAACGCTAATAATTTAAATGAACAAGTTTTGGGCTCCGTTAATGGTGGTTCAGGATTTGTAGATGTTCAAGGACCATCCCCAAGAATTAGTCAATTCGTTAAGAGACAACAAGAATTAGGAGAACAAGAAGAAGAGGAAGTGGTGGACATTCCAGCTGACCCAGAAGCTGCTGCAGAAGAATTACCTGGAGAAGAAGAAACTGGTGAAGAAGATTTAGAAGCTGAAGAAGAAGGGGGTGAGGAAGAAGTTATAGATACAGAAACTGAACTAGATACTACAGATGGTACAGAAATAGATGTGACAGATTTAGTAACGGGACAAGAAGAAATCAAAAAAGATGTAAAAGCAGATAAAGACATTCTTTCTAAGAATACAGAACAACTCGATTCACTTTTAAACAAACTAGAAGATTTAGAAAATCAACTAGGAAGTATGGACACTATGGTAACTCAAATTGAGAAGTTAGAACAAAAAATAGAAAAAATTCGACCTAAAACACAAGAAGAAAAGTTAGAGGCAAGAAAATATGATTCAGGACCTTTTAGTCAAAGTCTTGTAGATTTTTATCAAGATAACGAAGATAGATTTGAAAAGTCGGGAAAAGATGAGTATGTTTTAACCGGGAAAGATTTAGAAAATTACAACCAATCTGATATTAAACAAAGTTTTAACGTTGATTAGTAATATCTTTGTATAGGTATTTTAAAAGCCCATTAGGGCTTTTTTTTTTCATTAAAAATTAATTTAAAATAATTGACTACCTGAATCTTTTTGTTATTTTTATAGAGGATAAAAACAATTTAAAATTAAAAAAAAAATATTATTATGATGTCAAGTTTAGATGCAGTATTAGCACAGTACGAAAAAAACAAGCAGTCTTCTTCAACACCAAGAATGTCACAAGAAGAGAGATTAAAACAATATCTTTCCTTAGCTTTACCTAAAGGGGTTAAATCAGGAGAAAGAAGAATTAGAATTTTACCAACTAAAGATGGTGGTTCACCATTTCAGGAAGTATATTTCCACAATACCCAAGTACAAGGAAAATGGATGAAAATCTATGACCCAGGAAAAGACTCTACAGGTAAACCAACCGGGGAAAGAAGTCCTTTAAATGAAGTAGAAGAAGCTTTAAGATTAGCAGGTGATGAACAATCTAAAGAATTAGCTAGACAATATCGTTCACAAAAATTTTATATTGTAAAAGTAATTGATAGAGACGCAGAAGAAGATGGTGTTAAATTTTGGAGATTTAAACATAATTGGAAAGGAGACGGCCCTATAGATAAAATTATTCCTATTTGGAAAAATAAAGGGGATATTACTAACCCTGAAGAGGGTAGAGATTTAATCCTTATTTTACAAGCGGTACCATTACCAGGTGGTAGAGGTGAATACACAACAATATCATCTGTAATGTATGAAGACCCAGGTAAATTAAGTGAAAATGAAACACAAGCTAAAGAATGGTTATCTAATGACTCTACTTGGAAAGATGTTTACTCACAAAAACCAGTAGAATATTTAGAAGCTATCGCTAAAGGAGTTGAACCTGTATGGGATAATGAGTTAAAAAAATACACATATAACGACCCTAGTAACAAAACAGAAAGTACAACTACCGTAGGTGGTTCTAATTCTACTTTTGTAGACCCACAAACAAACGACAAACAAGACGAAGATTTACCATTTTAAATAAAAAGATATGGGACTAAAAAAAAGAAGTTTTGCAGATATAAAATCTAAGTACTCTAAAAAGGCTAAGTTTAAACCAGATAGGTTTTTTGATTTAGGTGAAGCCTTTTTAGACGCTACAGGGATACCTGGACCAGCGATGGGGCATTTACAAATGTTTTTAGGACATTCCGACACAGGTAAAACAACTGCATTAGTAAAAACAGCAGTAGCAGCTCAACAGAAGAAAATTTTACCAGTACTTATTATAACTGAACAAAAATGGGACTTTAAACATGCAAGAATGTTAGGGTTTGAATGTGAAGAAGTTGTAGATGAGGATACAGGAGAAATAGATTGGGATGGTTTTTTCCTATTCAATAATAATTTTGAATACATAGAAGAAATTACCGACTATATTAATACTTTAATGGATGCACAGGATAAGGGTGAAATAGATTATGATTTACTTTTCTTATGGGACTCTGTAGGTTCTATTCCTTGTAAAATGACTTTCGATGGTAAAGGTGGTAAAATGCATAATGCAGCTGTTTTAGCTGATAAGATAGGGATGGGAATCAACCAAAGAATTGGGAAATCAAGAAGAGAAGGTTCAAAGTACACAAATACTTTGGTAGTGGTTAATCAACCCTGGGTTGAACTACCAGATAATCCTTTTGGTCAACCAAAAATTAAAGCTAAAGGAGGTGAAGCTCTATGGTTAAATTCTACCTTAGTTTTTAGATTTGGTAATCAAAAAAACGCTGGAACAACAAATATTTCAGCTGTTAAAGAAAAAAGAAAAGTTAAATTTGCGACCCGTACTAAAATTACAATCATGAAAAACCATGTTAATGGTTTAGGTTATGAGGATGGTAAGATATTGATAGCACCTCATGGATTTTTAGCTGGACGAGAAACAACTGAAGAAAAAAAATCAATAGAAAAATATAAACAAGAATATGCCGCTTTTTGGTCTGAACAATTAGGCGTAGGTGGTGAATTCGACTTAAAAATAGAAAAAGACAATGAGTAAAGTAAAAACAGGAAACAAAGTAAAAGTTCATTATATAGGTACATTAACTGATGGTAGTGAATTTGACAATTCAAGAAAAAGAGAAAAAGCTTTAGAATTTGTAATCGGAGAAGGTTCAATGATACCAGGATTTGAACAGGGGGTTACGGGTATGGAAATTGGTGAAACAAAAACAATAGAAATCACATCACAATTAGCTTATGGACCAGTAAACAAAGAGGCTAGAATTAAAGTTGGTAGAGACCAGTTCCCACCAGACTTTAAATTGATTATTGATGAAGTTATACAAGGAAAAACTAAAAGTGGTAAACCTGCTTTAGCAAAAATTGTAGGTGTAGATGAAAAAGAAATTACTTTAGATATGAATCATCCTTTAGCGGGGAAAGATTTAAAATTCGAAGTAGAGTTGTTAGAGATAGTAGAATAGTGTTGAACCATAAAACAAATAACAGTGACCAATACATTAATAGTTGATGGTAACGCCTTACTTAAACTAGGATTTCACGGACTTAAAAATTTATCCTACGGAGATAATCATATAGGTGGTGTATTTCATTTTTTAAATAAAATAAGAATAGAAATAGACCACAATCACTATGAAAAAGTGGTTGTATTTTGGGATGGAGAAAAAAACTACACGTCACGTAGAAAAATATATGAAAATTATAAAATTAGAAGAAAATCTAATTTTAGAGATAAAGAACACCAAAACTCGTTCTATAGTCAAAAACAAAGACTCCAACAATACTTAGAAGAAATTTTTATAAGACAAACTTCATTTAATAACTATGAAGCAGACGATGCTATCGCATTTTATTGTCATAATGTAAAAAAAGAAAATGTAACAATTTTAACTAATGACAGAGATTTACTACAATTAGTATCTGATAAGGTAAGTGTAAAATTATTTAACAGAGACAAATTAATAGTTAAAGGTGAAAAAATTAAATATGAAGGCTTTTTAATACCAATAGAAAACATTAAACTTTTAAAGATTATATGTGGTGATTCGTCTGACGGTATTAAAGGAATCAAAGGTGTTGGGGTTAAAACAGTAATAAATAATTTTCCAGAAGTTCAGAAGGAAGTTATTACACTAGAAAACTTTTTAAAAACACTAAAAGAAAATTATAACAAAACCACACCTAATTTTAGGGTAAAAAATTTGGTAAAAGGGATTACCATAGAAGGAGAGTTAGGTGACTCTTTCTTTGAAAGAAATAAAAATTTAATAGATTTAAGTAAAACTTTATTAGATGAAAATTCACAAAATGAAATTTTAGACATAATAAAAGAAACTATAGACCCTGAAGATAGGTCTTACAAAAATTTATTAAGAATGATGATGGAAGATGGATTATTTAAATTGTTAGGAAAATCTGATGATGCATTTTTAAAATTCGTTACACCATTCATAGTATTAACACGTATAGAAAAAAATAAATTTAAAAACTCATGAAAAAAGAAAATAAAGACCAACAAAAATTTGAATTTCTACTTAAGATTGATAATAACATTATTTGTCAAAGATATTTCAATGTTAAAAATTTTAATCCAAAAGCCGTAAAATCTATGGATTTTTACTGGTTTGTAAAAGAGATTTATCATACCATAGAAGATAGATTAAAAGAAAAAACTACTGATATTATTACAGAATTTTTTACTGATGATGTGTCAAAATTTCCTGAAGAAAAAGAAAATTTTACGATAACCATTAATAAAGGAGATACTAAATTAATGACAAGAATCTTCCCTGCCAATCTCTATCCCCCAAGAGTTAGATATTCGGTAGATGTAAGACCACAAATTTCTTATTTTTTAAATGGTCTATCTGACGTTTTGTCACAGAAAAAAATAACAGGTAAGTACCTAGATAAAGTACTTTAACAACATAAATCATGTATTTATTTATAAAGAAAAAAGGATGAATGAAACTACAAATTTTGGGTACTTAGGATATAATTTTCAGTTAAAATTAATGAATTTAATCATAACTGATAAATCTTTTTCTCAATCAATAATCGATGTCATACAAGCAAAATATTTTGATAATCAATACTTCAAGTTAATTATGCAATTAATAAAAGAGTATTATGAGAAATATCAGAGCACACCAACTTTTGAAGGTCTAGAACAACTTACAACTTTAGAGATAAGTTCAGAAATGGCACGAAAATATATTTTTGATATTTTAAAAGAAGTTAAGGATGCATCTTTTAAAGACCACCTTTTTATAAAAGAAAAATCTATTAAATTTTGTAAACAACAAGAACTAAAAAAAGCTATTCGTAAAGTTGAGAACATTATGGAAAAAGGGGAATTTGAAAGTTATGATAAATGTGAAGAATACATTAGAGAGGCTATTCAAATAGGGGACGGTGATACTGGTAATTTTGAAGTTTTTCACAATTTAGAAGAAGTATTAAAGGATGATTTTAGACATCCAGTTCCCACAGGACTTGATGGAATCGACAATTTATTAAATGGTGGTCTTGCAAAAGGAGAGATTGGGGTAATACTCGCACCTACAGGTGTAGGTAAGACCACAATGTTAACTAGGTTTGCAAATACAGCTTTTAATATGGGTTATAATGTTTTACAGATATTTTTTGAAGACAATCCTAAAATTATACAAAGAAAGCATTTTACATGTTGGACGGGAATATCCCCTGACGAACTTTCTAGTAATAAAGAAGAAGTATTAAGTAAAGCTGATGAAATGAAGAAAAATGGTGGTAAAATGATTCTAAAAAAATTACCATCAGATGAAAATACGATGACTCAAATTAAAAACCAAATTAGAAAAATCACATCAGAAGGTAATAATATTGATGTTGTTGTATTAGATTATATAGACTGTGTTATACCTGACAGGAGTTTTAATGACGAATGGAAAGGTGAAGGTTCTGTAATGAGAAAATTTGAAGCTATGTGTCACGAATTGGATTTAGTAGGGTGGACTGCTACACAAGGTAATAGGTCCTCTATTTCGTCTGAAGTTGTAACTACAGACCAAATGGGGGGTTCTATAAAGAAAGCCCAGGTAGGACATGTCATAATTTCAGTAGCAAAAACATTACAACAAAAAGAATTAGGTCTAGCGACAATAGCTATAACAAAATCCCGACTAGGGAAGGATGGGGTCATATTTGAAAATTGTAAATTTGATAATTCCACCTTAGAAATAGACACACAACAATCCCAAACGTTCTTAGGGTTTGAGGAGGATAAAACGGAGAGGAATCGCCAAAGAGTTCTAAGTGCTCTTGAAAGGAGACAAAAAATATTAAAACAATAAATTAAACATTATAAAAGTAAAAATATGGAGATTTCAAACAAAATACTTTCTGATATTACTGTGTATATGAAATATGCGAAGTATATCCCGGAATTAAACAGAAGAGAGACTTGGGAAGAATTAGTCACACGAAATAAAAATATGCACATTAAAAAATATCCTCATTTAAAAGATGATATAAATGAAAAATACAAACTTGTATATGATAAAAAAGTTTTACCATCAATGAGGTCCATGCAATTTGGGGGCAAACCAATTGAAATAAGCCCTAATAGAATTTATAATTGTGCGTATATGCCAATTGACCACATAGATTCTTTTGCTGAATGTATGTTTTTATTATTAGGTGGTACTGGTGTTGGTTATTCTGTACAAAGACACCATGTAAATCAACTTCCAGTGATTCAAAAACCATACCCAAAAAGAAAAAGGAGATTTTTAATTGGAGACTCAATCGAAGGTTGGGCAGACTCAGTTAAAGTTCTTATGAAATCTTATATGAATGGTGGAGGAAGTAGAGTAGAATTTGACTATTCAGATATTAGACCAAAAGGTGCTAGATTAATAACTTCTGGAGGTAAGGCACCAGGACCTCAACCACTAAAAGAATGTTTAGTAAAAATAGAAGGTTTATTAAATCAAAAAGAAAATGGAGAACAACTTACAACTATTGAAGTACATGATATCGTCTGTCACATCGCGGATGCTGTACTTGCCGGAGGTATACGTAGAGCAGCTCTTATTAGTTTGTTTAGTGCTGATGACGATGCTATGATTGGGTGTAAAGCCGGTAATTGGTGGGAACTCAACCCACAAAGAGGAAGAGCTAATAATTCAGCTGTACTAATGAGACATAAAATCACTAAAGAATTTTTTGATGAAATATGGAAACGTGTAGAACTATCAGGAGCAGGAGAACCAGGAATTTATTTTAACAACGATAAAGACTGGGGAACTAATCCTTGTTGTGAAATTGCACTACGCCCGTACCAGTTCTGTAATTTATGTGAAGTAAATGTTTCAAATATTGAATCACAAGAAGATTTAAACATTAGAGTTAAAGCTGCTGCATTTATTGGGACATTACAAGCAGGGTATACCGCTTTCCATTATTTAAGAGATGTATGGAGAGAAACAACTGAAAAAGACGCACTAATCGGTGTTAGTATGACAGGTATTGGTTCTGGTAAAGTACTTAACTATGATATGAAAAAAGCGGCAAGTTTAGTAAAACGAGAAAATACAAGAGTTTCTAAATTATTAGGAATTAATCAAGCGGCAAGAACAACAACAGTTAAGCCAGCTGGAACAACTTCTTTAACATTAGGAACATCATCAGGTATTCATGCATGGCATAATGATTTTTATATTAGAAGATTACGTGTAGGTAAAAACGAAGCGATTTACCAATATCTTAAAAATACACACCCAGAGTTAGTTGAAGACGAGTACTTTAGACCACATGATACCGCTGTAATTAGTATACCACAAAAAGCACCTAAAGGTTCAATAATGAGAACAGAGTCACCATTTGATTTATTAGAGAGAGTTAAAAAAGTTGCAACAGAATGGGTTAATTCTGGGCATAGAAAAGGTTCTAATTCTCATAATGTTTCTGCTACTATTTCATTAAAAGAAGAGGAGTGGTTATCAGCAGGTCAATGGATGTGGGAAAATAGAAAATATTATAATGGACTTTCAGTATTACCATATAATGGAGGTACATACACTCAAGCTCCTTTTGAAGACATTACTGAAGAAAAATATAATGAAATGATGAAGTCATTAAAAGATGTGAATTTATCTAATGTTGTTGAGTTAGATGATAATACAGATTTATCAGGAGAATTAGCATGTGCAGGGGGAAGTTGTGAAATTGATATAGATTTAAAAACTATAGAAAAAGAAAAAGAGCTTGATGAAGCATAGAGTATCTAAAGAAATTTTGTACCATTTTAATTGTGGTATTTGTAATAAATGGTGGTCAATAGCTGACTACCATTTGTTGTCTTTAAACAATACTGAAAATTTAAAATATAATAAAAAAATAACATGTCCACACTGTGGACACCAAGAAAAAGCAGTGGAAAATGATAAGAAAAGATGATTGGATAACAGAGTTGTATCGCCAAGAACAAACAAAATTTAAACCAAAAGATTTTTATGTTACTAAGGAAGGGCTAATGGTAATGACTGAAGATTACCATATTCGTAGAGGTAGTTGTTGTGGGAGTGGGTGTAGACATTGTCCATATTGGCCACCACACCAAAAAACATCCAAAGAATTAAGAGAAGACTTAAAAGTTAAAAACATTTAATTCACCCCTAAGTAATATTTATAATAAATGAAACCACTAATTAAAAAAATATTAAGAGAGCAATGGGATTATCAACCAGATAAATGGGATTTATTGGCTGACGATTTAAAGGAGTGCATAGAAAAAATTATAGTTAAACACAAGTCTCAATGGGGTGATGACCAGTATGCTGTTATAGGTGCTATAGAAAGTATTATGGAACAGATGTTTGCAAAAGTAGAGCGGTAATATTTATTAATGATATGAAGCTAACAAAAGAAAGATATGGTATAGCGTTTCCATTTGGTGACAGCCCTAGTGGTTTTTTCCTACAAACTACTGCTACACCTAGAGAGGAAATAAGAGCTAATTTAATTCATCTTTTACTAACAAAAAAAGGAAGTAGATTCTTTTTACCTGATTTTGGCACTAGATTATATGAATTTGTATTTGAACCTTTAGATAGTTTAACTTTTGAATCCATACAATCTGAATTAAGTGATGTGGTAGCAAAGTATATTCCTAATGTTATCATTAACGACTTTAAAATACAAAGTATGAGTGACGCTAGGTTAGAAGAGGTTAATGATGAAACAAACGTTATAACTTCTCAGATAGACGATAGAATAGCTTCTGTGGCAGGAGATGGGACGGAAGAATATACAGCAAAAATAACAGTAGAATACACTATTAAAGATAATGTATTTGAAAGTAGTGACGTAATAGTCTTAAACTTATAATATGGCGACTAAAAAATTAAATTATACAGAAAGAGATTTTATAGGGTTAAAAAACGAATTAATTCGTCTAACTAAAACCTATTATCCAGACCTAATCCAAGATACAAGTGATGCATCCATATATTCTTTATTTTTGGATTTAAATGCTGCGATAGCGGATAACCTACACTATAATATTGATAGAACACTACAAGAAACTGTTTTACAATATGCACAACAAAGAAGTTCACTTTATAATATAGCAAGGACATATGGTTTAAAAATACCAGGTAATAGACCATCACTAGCTCTATGTGATTTAAGTATAATAGTACCAGTTAATGGTGACAAAGAAGATTTTAGATATTTAGGATTTTTAAGAAAAGGTTCACAAGTACAAGGAGCCGGTCAAACATATGAATTAGCAAACGATTGTGATTTCTCATCACCTTACTCTATAGATGGGACACCTAATAGAACTAAAGTTCCTAATTTTAATGCTAATGGTATTATACAAAATTATACTATAACAAAAAGAGAAGTTTTTATTAATGGGGTTACTAAAATTTTTAAAAAGGAAATAACTGATGGGATAGCCACTCCTTTTTACAAATTATTTTTACCAGAAAGAAATGTGTTAGGGGTTACTTCTGTCATAGAAAAAGAGGGGGTTGGTTTTACAACTTTACCCACAGACCTAGAATTTATAAATCATTCTAATAGTAGATGGTACGAAGTAGACGCGTTAGCAGAAAATGAAATTTTTATAGCAGACCCATCTTTACCAGCAGATGAACCAGGATTAAAAATAGGTAAATACCTACCCACTGACCAACGATTTGTTACTGAATATACACCGGAAGGATTTTATTTTTTAACTTTTGGTAGTGGTAATAATAGTTCCCAAAGTTTATTAAATGAATTTAGTAAATATGGTGTTACACTTAGTCTTAATAAATTTATGAATAATATTTCTTTAGGAAATGCAGTGAGAGGAAATAGTACATTATTCATACAATATAGGATTGGTGGTGGAAAAGTATCGAATGTAGGTGCAGGGGCTATAAACTCAATAGGGACTGTAGATTTCATAGTTTCTGGACCAGTACCATCTGTTAATGGTTCTGTTAGTAATAGTTTAACAGTTAAAAATGTTACAGCAGCAATAGGAGGTGCTGATTTAATGACCACTGAAGAAATTAGAAACTATATTACTTTTAATTTTGCAGCACAAAATAGAGCAGTAACTATAAAAGATTATATTTCTAGAATTCAAATGATGCCTGCGATGTTTGGTTCAGCAGCGAAAGTAGGTGTTACAGAAGTAGAAAATAAAGTAAAAATACAAATATTATCTTATACACCACAAGGTAAACTAACTTCCCGAGTTTCTAATTCCTTAAAACAAAATATTACAGAATATCTATCTAATTATAGAATGTTAAATGATTATATAGAAATATCTTCAGCTAAAGTTATAGATTTAAAGGTAGAAGTAGACTTAATAATAGATTCTTCAGGTAATCAAAGTCAGATTGTTAGTAACGTTATTGAAAAAATATCAGACTATTTTAGTACAAATAAAATGGAGATGGGAAGACAACTTAATATATCTCAATTAAGTAGTGATATTACAACTCAACCAGGGGTTACAAATGTCACTGATATGAGAATATTTAATAAAACTGGTTCAGAGTACTCTAACTCCCAAATTTCACAACCGTATTCAGACCCTACGACACAACAAATTATGTTAACAAATGATACGATATTTTTTCAACCAGACGAGGTTCCACAAGTTAGATTTCCTAATAAAGACATTGTTGTTAGAGTTAAACAACCATTCACACCTAACTTCTCTTAGAACATTTACAAAGTCTTTTAACTTAATATCTTTAATTTTAAGAGATAAAATATTTATCAAGAAAGAAAAGGTATGCCAAAGAACATAAGAATAAAAGCTCAAGTAGGTGTTGACAAAGAAGTTAAAATCAATTTAGACCAAGATTTTGATAGGCTGGAGATATTGAGTTTAAGTATAAATCAAGCAGATGTTTATAATAGAGATTGTTCTGATTTTGGTGTTATAGCGGGTAGAGTAATAGCGAATGGGGGTTTTGGGGTACCTAATGCAAAAATTGGTGTTTTTATACCCTTAGATGATGAGGATGAAAAAAATGAAGTTATAAAGGCTCTATACCCTTATAAAAAAATACAAAATAGGAATGAACTAGGGTATAGGTATAATTTATTACCTGCTGAACCCGACTACGATGGGCATGTAAATACAGGTAGCTTTCCTAAAGAAAACGAACTTCTACTAAATCAAGAAGTAAGTTATGTCTACAACAAATACTATCAATTTACGGTAAAAACTAACGACTCTGGAGACTTTTTAATTTATGGTGTGCCAGTAGGGAATCACCAGATACTAATGGAAACAGATATGAGTTCTATTGGTTGTTTTTCATTAAGTCCACAAGATATTATTATTACGGGAAAAGCAAATGAAGGAGAATTTGATGGTGCAAAATTTAAAGAATCTGCGAGTATAGATGAATTACCCCAAATCATAACCCAAACAAAAACAATAGACGTATTTCCTTTTTGGGGGGAAGAATCTATTTGTAAAGCAGCTATAAATCGTTTAGATTTTGATTTAAGAGATTCTGGTGTAGATATACAACCTACATCTGTTTTTATGGGGTCTATAGGTACAGATGATGGTAAAAACTCTCTTAATAGAAATTGTGTACCTAGAAGATTACAAGGTGATAAATGTTCTTTAGTTAGTGGGCCTGGTAGTGTAGAAGCTATTAGACAAACTATTTTCACAAGGGTAACTAATGGACAAACCGTACCGGTTTTAGAAAGATTTGATTTTCCAGCTATTATAGATGATGATGGTAAATATGTAATAAATGTTCCTATGAACATGAATTATACCATAACTAACGAATTTGGCGAAGAAGAAATATCTAACGACCCAACTGTGGGAATTCCTACTACTGGAAAATATAGATTTAGATTTAAATTTTTAACTGATGGTTCAGGAGCAAGACTTAGAAAAAGGGGTGAATATCTGGTACCCAACATTAAAGAATACACATCGATAGCTGCTGACGCTGGAGCAAATGTTGTTGCTGGTACAATATCACCAGAAGAAGCGTCTTATTCATTCTCTGTAGACATAAATGATTATCCGTCTTTAACTGATGTTATAGCGACAAATGATTATTTCTATAGTATGAGATATTCACAGGTTTACACCACTTCTTTATTTTTAAAAAAATGGGTAAAACCTGTTGGTGGTTTAGCTGGTTTTTTCCTTAGTGGTAAATGGAGACATATAGGTATTAAAAGAATAAAACCTGCAGCAGAAAAAGATTGTGCAGGACTGGTAACCGACGTACCCTCTAATAATGCAATAAAAGAAAATACGTTTTCATATATTTTATCTAATATTTTTTCAACACTTATTACTATGGTGATAGTGTTATTATACGCTTATCTTATCTACATGGCTTTAGGATTCCTACTCGATGCAATTGGATTGATTCCTGGCTACCCTAATGCTTGGACAGTTTTTGTATTTTTATTAGTTACTGTTATTTTTAACGCTGTACACGCTATTGTTACTGGTCCTCGTATAACCTTACCTTTAAAAAATTATGACGATTGTGAAGATTGTCAGTGTAATGCAGACCTTTTTACTTTTGTTTTAACTTTAAATTTTGGTAGTTTAGTAAATGTTAGTGGTAATGCTTCCACAGCAGGAGCAGATGCAGATGCTAGTTGTCAAACTCTTCCACCTTTTGGTGGTTTCCCCTCCGCTAACGCAACACCAATAGACTCTCAAGCAAATGCGGGAACACAAGGTTGGAATGCAGCTGGAGGAGGTGCTGGATGGGGATGCTTTACTGTTGGGTTAGGTGGTACAGTATTAAATGCGATTAACGGAACAATGAATGTTCTTATGGGTGTTGTAACTGCTGCAATGGCAATTGTTACTGTTGCCTGTTTAGCGGCTATTATCCCAAGTTTAGGGGGTTTCCTACAAGCACTTTGTACAGCGGGTATAAATGCTTATGCTGGTGTAGTACTTGGGGTACAAGTAGCCTTATACGCTACTGTTGCAGCCTTTATTGGTGGTTGTGTATCCGCGTTACTATTAGTAAACTCTTCTGTGTGGAGAGGTCTTATGGAGTGGAGAACAAGAAGAACGGTTTTTGACTTTTTATGTGAAGGAGGAATTAGTGAAACTTATAATAATGATTGGTTAAATGGATTTTTATACCATTTTCAGTTTAAAATGAAAGTAGTAAATGATGTGGCAAGTTATTGTGAAAGAACGTTATACTATTCACCAGTACAAGGTAAATTTTATTATAGAGCATCACCTTGGTCACCTAGTTTACCTTATCCAGAGGGAACCTTCTCAAACATACTTTATTCCACCACTTTAACTGAACTGGGTGTGCCTAGTAAACAATTAAAAGAAGTTTGTTCATCCGCAGCAGGAGCAGAAAAATGTAGTATGATGCCAGAATTAGGTTCTACCTCTCGTCAAAATACTAGTGATTTAGTGAGTTATATAGGTATTGCAAGATTATTCTGGAGAATGAATAACATTTTTCCTTTTTGGGGTACAGTACCAGGAAATTGCTTCTTTAATAACAACACGGATTTAGTTTTAGACGGTGATATAGCTCAAGCTTTTTCCCAAAACAACCAATTTGGGATTGCAGAATTTGTTACACCACAAGAATTTGAACAGTCACTAAATAACCCTGCGGGTACAACTGCACAAATAGCAGCAGAAAACAATCCTTTTTATTGGAATTGTTTGTTGGTAGGTGCACCACAATGTCAGGGTACTACCTCAGCTGGTATATGTGTGATTGATTTTAAAGTAGAAGAACAAACATTAAGAGATTGTTTATTAGGGGGTGATACTGGAATATGTACGGGTATAAATTGGACGCAAATTGTACCTTACTATCCTTGGGATAACGGTCCCACCCCATTTGGTGACCAACAGAATTATTGGGACACTAACACAATTATTACTATAAACCACCAACCAAGTCCGTATTTTGATGTTACATCATTATCACCTATAAGTAATAATGCTGCACCATCATCACCTACTTACGGTCCTTTTGGAACACCACCGTGGGTTACAAGTTTTGATATGAGACTAGCTACACACTTCCATTTTTATTTTGGTTTAAGAAATGGTAGTACAGCTTATAATGAATTTAGTAAAAGATATATAGATACAGAAGAAGATTATGTATAATGACTCAATAAGAATAGTAAGAGGTTCACAAAGGTATGTCGGTTCTTTAGATAGAGACGAGTCGATACCTATGCCGTTAGAAGCTTCACGATTGAATATGATTGAAGGGGATAGAAATGCTACGGTAAACCTACCAAACCAATACTATTTAGAAAGAGAATTTAGTAGTACTTATAGACTTTATGGTGGTATAATGCCAATTACAAGTAATCCTTTAACCGGTTGTACAAGTGACCCTACTTTTGTTGGTTATGAACTTTATTATGTACCAAACCCTGTTACGGGTTTAATGCCTACCTCTGCAGACACAGAAGCTTGTGGTTACCCATCTTTTCAGTTTTTTGACTTTATCCCACAAGGGGTTATACAACCTTGGTTTGGGTTAACTTCAGAGCACCAATGGAATGAATTTTCTGCAAAAACAGATACTTGGGCTTTATATGAATCATATGTTTATAGACATGATAGTGAACAACCTATGAGGTACTTAACTGACTATACAACACAAACGGGTGTTGAGTTTGAATCACAATCTGGAATTCCTTTTTATACTCAAAATGTAGAAATACAAGGTAAAGCAGCCTTACAATTTATTTGTCCTGTTAAACATGGTTTAAATGCTGAAGACCATGTAATTTTTGACCAAGGAATTGGTAATGGTGGGACTAGTAACGCTATAAATGGTTCTACTCTTTTAACCGATATAAATGGAGAAGTGTTTGATAAAGTATTTTCTTTAGGGAGTGTAGACTACAACACGGAAGAATATATTTTTAATATTATTTTAAGAGAACCATCAGCATCTAACTTACCACCAGATGGGCAAGTAGGTAATTTTAGAAAAATAACCAACATACAAAATAGTGCAGAAACTCTATGTGATTATTATGTACATATTCACAAACTTCTCACCAATCCAGAAGATTATTTTATGGGGACAACCGGATTTCAAAAAGGAATCTTTACTAAAAGAGAAAAATATTTTTTAGATAAGGATTCCCCTGTAAGTAAAATATGTCACCCGGTTTGGAGAAACGAGTATAAAGGTTATGAATGGAATTTTAATAACGATTTAGATGTTGGGGTTTTATCTGATAATTTAAATAGACCTATAACCGATTTATATCTTACTATTTTCTCAACTAACATGAGTGGTATTTGGAAACCTAATGCGGCGGATGGAATTAACCACCTACCAGACGGACCCCAAAATACTCAGAGTTCATTAGGGTACGGATGGGATTGGAATTTTATTCCAGTTGGTGTAGAGGACGACTTTCCATCATTTAACCCCACTAATATCATAAGTACGGGGATAGGGATACAGTTTCCAGTATCGGGAGATACCTTTAGAGGTGCTTTTGTAGAGTATAGTAAATTTGAGTTAGAAGAAAGAGTTATTTCTGAAATTTCACATAAACTTAAATTCAATCCGGGTACTTTTAGTACCCCAACAGGAGGTGAAATACCTGGAGGTTATACTTATCAGTCTCACCACCGAATACCTATAAGAAAATATTCTGTAGCTATAGAAACAGAAGCTAATTATAAATACGTTCCCCAATATTCGTATTATTCACAAAACGAACAATTATGGAGATGGAGAAGTATATTGGATATAGGGTTTTTTGATTCACCTACTAATGGTGTGGGTTATCCATATACTAATGACGCACATTACCCATTTAAAATGGTACCATTTTATATAAAACCCGTATTTGTAGATGAGGATAAAAACTTTGTTACCGAAAGTATAATTTTACCACCAGAAATAGATGACTGTCAATAGAATTAAAATAAAGATAAACGATATAGAAAAAGGTGTTACTTTACCTATAGCTACGGATTTTGACGAAGTAGGAAGAGAACAACTTATAGAAATTTGGGAAAGAGTTGAAATCCAAAACGCAGTAAATCTAATCCAAGATTTTGAAACCACATCCTACCAACATGAAACTTATTTAGATGATAGTTCTAACCCCCAAAGAAGGTTACTAATGGATTTTTATTTTTTCGATACTGGAGGAGCCTACTCTACAGATTTTTCTAATGTAGGTATAACATGGCCAGAAATTTATAGAAGGCAACAGACGTACTCAAAAAGTTTTTTTAAAATGGACTATTTTGATTCTCCTGACCCAACAACACAACGTTTAATTTTTACCATTATTATTCCTATTAATAACGCAAACAAAAAAACAGTATTAATTGATAATACTATAGGGTCAGTTAATTACGACGGTCTAGCATATTTACAAGCTTTTGGAGAAGACCCAACAAATAACCCTTTACAATATTATGATATAGAATTTGCAAATTTTGAATTCGGAGCTTTAGATTCTATAAATGAAGGTTATTATATAAATTTTTTAAAGAAAAGAGATATTGTGTTTCCAGATGAATATTATGTAGCTTGTAAATTTTTTAATGCATCTAATGGACAAATATTAAAAATGTTAAATAAAGAGGCGACTCTTTTAACAATACCTAATTTAGTAAAAGCACAGGACCATTTTTACTATAAATTAACTTTTAATAGGGATATATGGACTTACAAATATAACGAATATGATGAAGACACTTATAGTGGAAACGATGGGGTAGGACCAGTGTGTGGGACATTTGGTAACCCAATAAAATTTTATGAATATATGAACCCATAATGGACGTTTACAAATATCAAATATGGACCTGTAACATACCTGGTGTTTATACACCTGGGTGTAATGACGCATTTGTAATGAGTAGTACTACTACAGCTACCACTGTGGCACAAGCTCAGATGGCGAACCTACAACCAATGGCGGTTCCCGCACCAAAAATACCTTCTTCACAATATAAAACAAAATTATATGGCCCACCACAGTCACCAAGTGGAATGCCTGCACCCAATCCATGTGCTGGAGAGTGTGGTCCGGGAGTTGAGTGTTATCAATCACTTACTATTAACATTAGTTATGGAGCCGGGTGTGAAGGTAATTTTGTAGCACCAAATGGTGGTGGTCTCGCTCTGCAATATGTTGACCCAATAATCTTAGAAACTTTACCTAGTTTACCTAGTTGGATTGATTTATATACTGCAGGACAATCTATTAATGCCATTTTTAATATTTATGGACCTTCATACGTTGGTCCAGTGGCAGCTGATGAGTTTTTGGATTACCAACAAGAGGTGGGTTGGGAAGGTCCTGGAGCATACGAGTTCTTTGTGTGTGGTGATATTACCGCTGTATGTAGTCAATATGAACCCGATTACGCAATAGATATAGTACAATATCCTCCAGTAACTGTTGGTACACCTGGAGGTGTTGGTTGTGATAATTGTGGGACTTTTACTGGGATTTTCTTTACAAGAATTCATCTAAAATCGTGTAACCCCATTGAAGGGACAAGTTACTTAGAATTATATGTTGGTTTTGATAGTAATTGGGGAGCTGAAGGACCTCAGATAGGTGAAGTTGTGTTAGTCAATATGAATAACAGTGAAATAGTCGCAATAAACTATGGGGGTGGTAGTTCTTTACCTGATGACGTTTGTGGTAATTTATGTTTTAAAATTGTAGATATATTAGTAGTAGACACCCCACCAAATTCCATAGTAGATATCTCACAATACCCATATAATTGTGATGGTGAATTATGTGACACTAATTGTCCTGAGTTACCACCTGAGGAGATACATGTCGTAGATTTAACACTTTGTGGTAATAACATTGGTGCAGTTTGGGGCTCACCAGCTCTTTGGGCAAACGTACAAGACATAATCCAAGTGTCTGTAGAAGTGAATCCAGATTTATTAACAGCTTCACAAAATGGAGACACAGTTTTAATAAATCTAAACTCTACTTCTAATAGTTTTATTAATGAATCTATTTTTTGGGCGTGTTACAATGTAGGACCTTCCTATACAGTCCCTACTGCTTTTATAAGTTTAATTAATACTAATACCATAGAAATAATAGACCCTGATTATGATTGCGGAGGACCATTATGTAACACTTACCCTGGAGCAGGATGTGCAGACCCAATAGCTAGTAATTATGATGATTTAGCTGTTGATTGTTATGCAGGTTACACACCAGGGGGAAGTTCACCAACAGATTGTTGTGTGTATCCTACAGCATTATATGGGTGCACTGACCCTAGTGCACTTAATTATTACGTAGTTCCAGGTGGTGGACCTATAGACCCTTGTAATGGTTATAATGGAAACCCTATAGGTGATTATTCCTCTACCGGTGGTTTACCGTGTGTAGTAAATAATGGTGTACAAAATTGTTGTTGTGCATACCCTAACACCAACCCATGTCCTTTAGCTATACAATATGGATTTATAGATACTATTTACATGGGAGTGTGGGATGTTACGTCAGAAATGAGTGGGATGTATAATCCACCAGGTTCACAGTGGAATGGTTGGGCGACTGTTGTAGAATATCCTGCAGGTAGTGGGGGATACTGGTTTAATCCTATCACCCCAAACCCAATATTTGGTGGAAATCCGGGAGCTGGTCCAGATAGTTACTGGTTCCAATGTGAAGTTAATTGTATAGACCCTTTAGCCTCCAACTATAACCCTTCAACGAATGTAGATTGTTCAGGTGACCCTAATGGGACTGATTATACTTGTTGTCAGTATAACGCACCCTGTTCTAACCAACTAACTATATTTTTAGAGCAAGATTTTAATGATATTGGTCACTACAGTATATGGGATGGTGAAATACTCCAAAAAGATACTTTTTCTAATTTTACATGGTCCGCTTCCACTAGTGCACCTTGGACTGTAACCGTTCAGAATAGTACAGAATTCGGTTTTTATGAAGATACACAAGGTTTCCAATGGACAATAGATTGGGGAGACGGAACACCCGGTCAAACAGTACAATATCCTACAACTCAACTAACTTATACTTACGGTAACCCTGGTACCTATACAGTTAATATCCAGATGTCTGCTCCGTGGGGAATAACATCGGTTTCACAACCTTTAACATTACCTTCAAGTGATGCTAGTGACCCCAACTTTGACCCTAATCCAAATGCTACCTTCACATTCAATCCTCCAGGAGGTTGGGCAACTCTACCAATGAACTGGTTATATTCCGATTGGGGACCCTTAGATAGTGGGGTGGAACCACAAGACTATGTGACATTAAATTATACACCACCATTTTGTTTTACTGGGGTGACAGAAAGTCAGTTAGGAGCTTTTGAGACTTATAGTAATGGAACTAATAACCCAGATTTAGCTAGTGGTTATTTTGTAAATGTACCAGTTCCTTTAGGCGGACAAGTAGAAATGCCTGACGGAACAATACAAGATAATCTAGTGGGTGAAATCATAGCAGCAAATACAACTTATACCGCTTATACAATTAGTGATGGTAGTCAAGGAGCTATAGGTTATCCAGTAACTTTATATGATTTTGATAATGGTATAACAATATTTGAATCATGTAGTGATGGTTTAAAACAATATAATATGTATACAATCGATTGTCCTGAAGAAGTAACTTGTGATGTGTGTTTAGGTATCCAATCTGAAGGTATAGGAACCCCATGGGCATTCACTGTAAATGTTGTTAATAATGCGGGAGTTTGGAATGCTAGCACTTCTTATGATGGTGGTGACTTTATTTATCATGATGGGTGTTGTTATTTTGCAAACGGTGCTGGTGGTCCTTTTTGGGGACCTGGTACAGAACCAAACCTTAATATCGGTAATAGAGCAAAACCTTGGTTTTTATGTCCTAACCAAAATAACCCAGATTGTACTCCGACAGGAACTGGACCAGGAACTGGACCAGCACCACAACCAAGTCCATGTGAAGATTGTTTTAATCAAGTAGTAATTGATATAACTGGAGTACAATTTCTAGCAGATTCTTATTTTACTGGGTACTTTGACCTTACTCACAATTATAGTGTAGGTAATATTGTTACTAATGAAATATGTTGTTGGGTTTGTGTGAAACCTGGTCTAGGTAGTTCACTAGGTACACCTAGTCCAGCCAATTCAAATTGGGTTAGTTGTCCTAGTAATCCACCAGGGTGTTTGGGTGGGTCTAATTCAGAGACTTCCGATGGATTTGCGGGTCCTATGTATACGGATTTAAGTGGTGTTAACCAAGCTGACCCATTCTGTCAAAATTTATACAATACTTGGGTTAACACAGGATATAATACCTATAATTCAGCACAGAATTATAATGTAAGTGATGTTATTTATTATCAAGTAACAACAGGTCCAGCATCAGGTACTTGGAATCTATATACCCCGTCACCTAATCCAGCGTCTGTAGGTTTTGTTGGATTTACGGGTGTTTCACCAGAACCACAAAATGTGGGATGTTATGGTGGTGGTTGTAACCCTACAACCCTAACCAATGATTATTGGAGAGGATGTGCCTTTATATTGTAAATGATGAAAAATGTTAGATAAAAAAACAAATAAAAAATTAAATCAAGTATCGATACCTAATCGTGTAGAAAGGGGTAGTTTTAGAAGACAACCCATAGTATCTAGTAGAAGAGCACAGAATCAACCACCACCATCTTATTATGTTTGGACAGTGTGTGACTTTGAAAATCCTTTCCAAGAAAGTGCGCAAATTTTATTTCCAGAGAACCCGCAAGCAGCAGGGTCTAATGGATGGGGACCACCTATTGGTACAACTTCCTGGGTTCCATTTGAAGGGGGTGGGGTTGATTTAGGGTCTATGTGGTTACCGGGACAACAATATACTCTATGTGCATCTAATTATGTTGGAAACGGAGGGGACCCCAGTGTAGTAGGATGGGCAGCGTGTTCACAAGCTTTGTGG